TTGATATAGACTAAGCTTTTGAAGGGAGTGATTGTTTATGGCAAAAGCAATGGGTCCAAAAAAAAGACCAATGACAACGACCAAAGATCCAGCCCCAGAATATATGTGCCCGCATTGTGGAAAGACGAAAAAAGCGTCTGAATTTTATGTTTCCACAGACCCTGCGGTAATTATCGGAGTTGCTTTTCCGTGTAAAATTTGCTCCCAAAATATTGCTAGAAGATACGATCCAAGAACTGGTGAATATTCAGATATGACCGAAAGCTCACTTAAAAGTGCTTTAATGTATTTGGATAAACCGTTTATTAAAAAATTATGGGATAGCGCATATAACGAAGTGCATGACGAAACACTGAAACAGCCCAAGCATAATATGTGGGCTTCGTATATTAAAAATGTCACCTCTTTAAGCCAGTATCGTGGACTTAGATGGAGAGATGGAGATTTTGATGACCAAGCGGCTCAGACACAGCAGGCCGTAGCAAGCACGGATGATAGAGATATCAACCCTGAAGTGCTTAGCGAACTTGAGAAAAATCGCCGTGATGTTATTAGATTAATTGGATATGATCCATTTGAGAAAGAGGCCGATGAAGATAAGCCTTTATTGTACGCGCAACTTATTGGATATATCGATGGGGATGGAAACAACGATGATATGACTCGTATCCTTGACTCTATAGAGATGGTGAGAGGATACTTACAATTACAAAAACTGAATGATATGTCCGCAAAGGCATTTGCTAATTTGGCAAAAACAGGCCAGTCTGGTGAAATTAAAAATTATATGGATACCAAAAAGAAAGTGGCCGATGTTATCAGTCAATTGGCTGAACAGAGTTGCATTAGCCAGAAACATAATAAAAATGCCAAAAAGGGCGAAAATACGTGGACTGGCAAAATTAAAAAACTTAAAGAGCTCAATCTTAGAGAAGCCGAAGTTAACGGCTTCGATATTGGTACCTGTAGAGGTATGCAACAAGTATTAGAGATGAGCGACGCATCCATTATGAAACAGCTGGCCCTTGACGAGTCGGAATGGTCTGATATGGTTGCAGAACAAAGAAAGTTACTTGTAGACGCACAAAAAGAAAGAGATGTTTATAAGGAGATTAATAGAATTTTGTTAAGGGAGAATCTTGATTTGAGAGATACCCTAGAGGACAATAATCTATTGGTACTTGATCAACTCACAAATTTAAAAGAACTTTTCTCTGCATTCGGAGATGTGGAAACACTAGAGAATGAGGATGATGAGTATGAAGAGTGATTTAAAAAATTACAAATTTAAGATTGTTGACCAGATTGAAGATGAATGGCTCAATTCAATCTTTGATGATGAATACACCGTATATGTTAAGCCCGGTGTATATGCAATGTCTACAAGAAAATTAGAGAGCTTAATACATATAGCAAAGTTACAAAAGTATTATCAATGTAATCCGGTTAGGTTCATAGATGACTTTTTAAATATTGAGCTATTGGACGCACAGGCGTATGTTGTGCAGAGGACTTGGAATTGCCCCAATGTATTGGTGCTTGCAAGTCGTGGTTTTGGTAAATCTACAGTTATAGATTTAATATTAATGTCTAAAGATATGCTGTTTTGTAATGTGTGGACATATATTGCTTCGGGTTCAGGCTCGCAGGCAGAAGAAACATTTACAAAGCTAGAGCAGATTGCAAATGACAACATCGACGAGATGAGAGGTTCTACTGGATATATATTTAAGCACGAAGTGGAGATTAGTAACGCCGCTGGCGATGGATTTTCGCACGGTAGCAATGGATTTAAGTACACACTTTATAACGGCTCATTTACTCAGACACTTAATAGTAATATTGATAAAAAGAGAGGTAAGCGTGGCTCGGTTATATTTGATGAGTGTGGCTTCCTGTCTGCCGAAATGCTAAAAGTTTATGGTGCGTTTGCCGCCGTTAATAAAAACTTTGTCTCAGGTAAAGACCGTGACGGCCGTTCGCTAGACCCAGTTAGACTAAAAACAATAGCACTAAATTTACCAAACCAGAAATTTTATATTAGTTCCGCATCGGATACTGATACTGAATTTTACAGATTATATAGACTATTTTCTAAAAAACAAATTATAGGAGATAGAGATTATTGCGTGATTCAGGTTGACTGCGAGGTTGTATTAAAACCAACAATACACGGAGAGGTAGTTAATGCCTTATTATCCCGCACAACCATTGATTCAGAAATGCAAACTAACCCAGAGAAGGCACGTCGAGAATATTATTGTCAGTTCACTTCTGATGCGGGTGAGGCCGCTATTATTAAGAGAGGCACCATTGCAAGAAATAGTGAAACTCGAGTTCCTTTATTATATAACGATACAAATAAGCGCAAGTTTGTTATTGCATATGACCCGGCACGAAGCAGGGATAATAGTGTCATACTAGTGATGGAAATTTATTTGGACGAGCATTCAAATGAATACAAGGGCAGAATTGTAAATTGCGTTAACCTAATTGATATAGGTAAAAAGCGTAAAACACCCATGCAGACCCCGGATCAGGTCAAGTATTTAAAAGAGCTTATACTTGCATATAATGGAGATGCTCCAGATTATGAAAATATTGAAGCCATTATGATTGATGCGGGTTCCGGTGGTGGCGGAGTTAATATTGCCGATTATCTTATGGAGGATTGGGTAGATGATAAGGGTATCACTCATAGAGGATTAATCGATAAAGAGTATAGTCAGGATTATATATCCAAATATCCTAATGCTGTTGATAAAGTAAGATTAATGTCTCCATCTCAGTATAAGTCAATGATGTGTGAGGCACTTATTGAGTTGATGAATATGGATTTAATCAGTTTTACTAGTGATTATGACCATAAAGGATATTTGACAATATTTGAGACCGATGAAAAGGAGCTTGCCAAAGAAAAGAAAAGGATAGAAAACGAGCTGAAGACTCAGCACGTTTCAGATGAAGAGTTACCAATCAAGATTCAAGAAAAATTAAAGGATGCCTCTTGTGTTAAGACTAAAAAAGTAAATCTTGATCCCTATCAAGAAATGGCCCTAAGCAATATCGACGCTCTTAAAGAAGAGATGGTTAATATTGTTCGTAAAAAACGCGATAGCGGAAAAGACTCTTTTGATTTGATACCAGAAAAACAAAATAAATTACACGATGACCGCTTTTATTGTTCGTGCCTGTGCGCATATTTCTTATCGGAAAAGCGTAGAGAGAATATTACATCACGAAAAAGTGCGGGTAGCGTGGCAGATATACTTGAAAAATTAGTAGTTTCTAATGGTAAGCATATTGATAAAATTTTCGGATAGAAAGGATGGTGAATACAATGGAAACTAAGGAACAAATTGAAAAACTTCAAGAAGAAGAAAAACAAAGAATAGCTGCATTTGCCGCAGAATTAAAAAACACTTTACAGTTGTTTAATCCAGAAAAAATACCTACTAGAACTACGAGTATTTATAGCAGACAAAATTTAAGAACATATTTACGAAATCCCGCAACTGATGCCAACAATAAGAATTTACGTAAATTAAGTGCTTATTTATATACCGTCTCCCATGTTTATAGGAGAATGGTTAATTTTAAGGCACATCAGATTAACTGTAAAACATGGAGCGCATATCCAATTGTTAGTATGGTTGAGGAAGTTGATGAGGAAGCAATTCTTAAGGAATATGAAAGAGTCATAAATATCGTTAAGGCTATGCATATGGAGACTCAAATTTTCAAAGTAATGTTGCAGGCGTGGAAATCCGGCGTATCATATGGATATATTTACGGAGATCCAGAGACCGATGGAGAATTTTATATTCATTTATTAGATCCTGATTATTGCAAAGTTTCTTGTGCTTCATATGACCAAGGAGTGCTTGGATTTTTATTTGATATGAGTTTCTTTAGAGGTAATGAAGATCAATTAGAATATTATGACAAAGAGTTTACGACTTTATATAATCAATATACAAGTGATAACATCAGGTGGAAACAGTTACCAATTGAAAAAACAATATGTATAAAAATTGATCCTGATAATTTAGACTATTCTATTCCGCCGTTAAGTGGCCTTATGGAGCAGGTTATTTCTTTAACTGACCTCCAGGCGGCACAGGATGAGATAGATTCGTTGCAAAACTATAAAATGGTATGGGGTAAGCTCAATACTATTAGCGGAAGTAAAAATGTTAATGATTTTGAGGTCGACCTTGATCTTGCGCTGGCATTCATGAAGAAAATCAATGATGCTCTACCAGACAATGTTGGATATGGATTATCTCCGCTGGAATTAGATACTATTGAATTCAAGGATAATGATGCGAGTGACACTAATGTACTCAGTAAGGCATATTCAAACTTAATTGAGGCTAATGGCTCTATCATTTTAAACTCTAACCGCATAACCAACTCTACATCTTTTAAGCTTGCAATGAAGGCTGAGTGTGAGGACGCTATGGCTCCCACCACACAGCTTAATGCGTGGTTGAAATTTTATTTAAAATATAACCATAATGTTGAGACTGTTGTCGTAGAGTATTCCGATATTTCACCATATTTTATGGACGATGAGATAGAGAAGTATATTAAGGCCGGCGGCTTAGGACTGCCGATTAAGACGGAGCTCGCTTCTATGATGAGAGCGAATCCTCAGAAGAGCTTTGGTATGGACTTCTTAGAAAGACAGCTGCTGAAGCTGGGTCAAGAAAGATGGAATAATCCTCTTGTTTCGTCTAATACGCAGAGTACTGCGGATAGTACGGACGGTGCTCCAACAAAAGAAGATGGAGAGTTGACCGATGAAGGCGAATCCACCAGAGATAACGATAAGAACAACGCTTAAGGAGGTTGGCACTAATGAAGAAGTTTATTAAAACTACGGACGCTGAAACTGCCACTAAATTAATTGATGGTGGATTTAAACTTGTTTCACATATTGGCAACGTGTACACATTTTTGAACGAGGTTCAGAAAAATCTTACTTTTGAATCCGTGGATAAAACAAAAGTTGTATATGACAACATATTAAGTCTGTGATCTCCTTTCGGAGTGAACATATTTTATTACGATAGAAAGGAGGATGATACAGATGGCGAGAAAATTTTATACATTGGACGACCTTTATAATTTCTGTAGAGAGAATCGTTTTGAGTCTTTTAGCGCCGAAAAACAGGGCGCCCCACTGATTGTGCAGTCTTTTGGCACATTTGAGGCCAACGATAGCAATGCAGATGGTTTAATGTCCGTCAAACTCAAGTCGTGTCATACTGGTAAGAATAGAAATAAATCTGGCATTACCGATGACAATATGAATAAGTATAAGCATAC